TTGGTTTAAAAATATATCTGCAAAGTCAAAAGGGGTTAAAGTTCTTAAATCCCATGTTGCATTTGCGCTTACTTGTTTAGTTGGAAATGCGTTTCCAAATCTATCAACTAAATCTAAATCATAAGAACCGCCACCCGCAGGTACTACAATATCAATCGTTCTACCCAATACACTAAATGATGTTGGCGCTACATTTGTAGTCACATTAATAGTTCCTACACTCGGTATAAACCCACTTGCAACCCCGTTGTTTTGAATAGATTGAGTAGGTAATATTAACCCCTCAGTTGCTTTAACAAGTTGTGAGTAAGTTGGACTAACTGCAGCGTTTGTAATTGATGAGTCGCCTACATTATAACTTGATGTATTTTCAGCCTTAACACTTACGGCACTAATTAAAGTACCATCGGACTTATTGACATTAACACTACTATCATTTATTGTGATGTTTTCAGTTGCCTCTGCTAATATCGGTTCTGTTTTTAAAGTCGTTCCTATACTATCTTTAATGACTGCAGTTGAGTCGTTTATTGTAATGTTTTCTGATGCTTGGGCTAAAATGTTTTCGGACTTTAAAGTAGTACCTGCTGAATTTTTAATAACCGCAACTGAGTCGCTAATACTTATGTTTTCTGTTGCCTCTGCTAAGATATTTTCAGTCTTTAAGGTTGCACCAACTGAGTCCTTTATAACTGCAACACTATCATTAATAGTAATATTTTCACTTGCAGTTGCTAATATATTCTCACTTTTTAAAGTATTGCCTAAACTATCTTTAATGACCGCTACTGAGTCAGCAACATTATAACTATCCGTTCCTTGTGCTAAGATTGACCTACTACTTATTAAAGTAGATGCGCTATTGTTTACATTTAAAGTACTATTGCTTATTGCTTGGGTTAAAGTTCCACCACTTGGGATTGTACCCGTATAAAGAACATTGCCTAAGCTATCTTCAATCGTGTATGTAGCATCTGCACAAGCACCACCTGTATTAACTATCCATTCGCCACCGATTAATGAGCCTACTAAAGCCCCTAATTGGTCTTTAACTACTACATTAAAGTTAGAGTTGCTTGGTGCATTGCCATAAATAACTGAATTAATTAGTATTCTCGCATCTTTACAAGGATTGCTTGGACTTGGAATTGATGAACTTAAAGGTATTGCACACGAATTGAAGTCGTAAAACTCCTCAATCCCTATATCTACAAAGTGTCCCGTAACTTCATCGCCCCATTTTTCCCAAAAAGGAGTGATTGTATTTGAACTTGTAATGTTAAAACGCTCATTTTGTCCTAATTTCATCCAATAAGCAAGGACATCTAATGCAATTAATTGAGTATCTGACTCTACTTCTAACTCATTACCCTCACTTTTTAGTACTCTATCTGCTATAATTACTCTGTAATTTCTTGAATAAGTAGTACCATTTAAAGTCCCACCCGTTGGATAAACCAACATTAAAGGATATATTAAATTCTCGTAGGCTTGTTGCTCAAATTCTTGGGCGTACAAAAAAGAATGGATTTGATAGTGTCCACTTGCAAGTAACTCAAACTCACTTTTTATTTGATTTGCTGTCTTTTGCATTGCTTTCAATTACTTTAATTAGGTTCTTTTTCTTAAATCCGTATTTCTTACAATCCTGCTCGGATAGTTTATAAATATCTACCTTTTTTTCTTCTTGCATTGTTTACATTTATGTTAGGGATTTCTGAATAATTTTTAACACATTTATAAAGTGGATAATCTGTATAATTGTCAAGCAAATAATCCACTAAATTGACACGATAATTTTCAGCTATGTTACGATATTTAGTTTGAATAATACTCATGCCTGAACTATCTAAGGGTTGAGCATTGTCGCTACTACCTACCATTAAAGCCTTATTCTTAATTTTGTAGTTTACATCTATTACTAATTCACTTACTACTTTATTGATTAAGTAAGGTTGTATGTAGTCAGTTAATAAGGTTGTATTTAATGCACTTACACTCTCAGCGTTTACCTGAGTGATTAACTCTGCGTATAAGTCTTTACCTATTACTTGCTTAAGGTATATGTCTTGAACCATTATTAATGTAGGTTGCAATAGTTTACTATCTACATTCTCATTAATAACTGATTGGTCTTTAATGACTTCGATTGATATAAATTGTGGTGTTAAACTCATACTATTTTTTTCTTACTATTACTTGAGCGAACCAATGTCTGCATTGTGGAAAGTTTTGGTCAAACTCGGGATTGTGATACCACCCTCCTTTATACTTCCAAACGTCTGTATTGTATTCTTTCATGTCATTGTTTAAATTGTCTATTTCCTCACGAGTGTAAATTTTATTTAACTTTAACATCTCAGCGCAAAAACTTCTATTCTTTGAGTCTTGAGGTCCTGCATATTTCCACTTAGTTTCAAATTCAATCAAGGTTTCTGGTTCAACAACTTCTTTAATATCAAAGTTCGGTGCAGTTTGAGTACCTCCCAATGTTCCACCTACTAAGTTCTTTTCAATCAACTTTTGTAGTGCCTTTTCTACATCAAAATCTAAATCTTTTTTTGCTCTGTTAATGTCCAACTTTTTCAAATTTTTATCTAAGATATATTTTAAAAGCGCATCTTCATCACTTGCAAACTCAAACTTATCTGCACTTAATCCTATCATTGCAAATTTACTTAAAATAATTGAGTCCATGTTAGCATCTAAAGATTTTTTTGATAATTGTGTAGGGGTTACTTGAGTAAGGTTTAAACCTATATTTAATTCATCCTCAATAATCTTTCTTAATTCCTCTTTACTTAATACTGCCATTAACATAGACTCTGTTATTTCTAACCCTAAACCCTTTAATGGTTCAATTCTAAGTGCAGGTGGTATGCCACTACTTTTTAATATCCAATTTAACTCTCTTTCGATTAGTTGTTGATTAGGTTCAATATAATTTATGTTTAACATTCTCCATGCTAAATCTAATTCAGAACGCCCACCTAATTGACCCTCTGTTTTGATGCCGAACAACATGCCATTCACAACTTCGTGACCTCTTATAATTCTATCTTGTACGTCTGTTTTTAAAGACTCAAATTGTTTATCTAAATCCGTTGGCTTAATACTTTCAATCTTAGGTGCTTCTGTATTAAGGTCAGCAAATTGTATCATAATTTGACCTGCATTATCCGTATTACAGAACTTATCGTAAAACTTACGCTCTATTTCATCTTGTTCGGCAGGACTTGGCACACCACCCATAAGGGTTATCATTGCACCTGCGCTAAATCCTGTCTTAACATTAACTAAGTGAAAGTTACTTACTTCAATATCGGTTTCAATATCAACTATACTTGCATGATATTCAGGTAAAGGATAACCTCTGAACTCAGGTCTTGTATCATAGAAATAAACTAATTGTACACCCTCTTTTTTATTAGGGTCATATAAAGGAATTACTTTAACATCTTTAGGGAGTGTGTTATAACGACTTTTAAAGTTCTTCTTTGTTGATTGGTTTTTAGTCCATTCTTTTGAAACATATCCAACCTTGCCACAAACACTTAATCTTACTTGTTCGTATGGTTGATGAAAAATTGATGTAAGTTGACCTCCTACAAATAAAACCTTGTAGAAGTTACCGCCAAATATCTTTCTATCTTTTAATATCTTGTTTGTTAATTCGTTTAAGTCATCATAAGGGTTCGGATTATTAATTAGTCTTGATAACTGACCGCTTTCAAAACCATCTTTAATTTTCCATCCTTGTCCTAAAATAAACCTAACTTTTCCATTCACAATAGCGTGATGTAAGCCACATCTATTATATAAGTAAGTAAGATAATCAGGGTACTCATTATTCGTGCCATTAATTATAAATTGTTCGCCATTGTTTTCAATAAACTCAGGGGTTTTATGCTCATACATCGGCACACTTGAAAACGCATACTTACGCTCCAAAGACTTTTCTTGTTGTTGTTCCATTTGTAAAAATTATTCTATCTGTTAAAATTTTATCGTATCTCATTAGTCCACTTTCTACCATTTCATTAGATAATGTATAATCTAAATTAGTAGTTGACACCTGAGCGTAGATGTAGTATTCGTATTCATCTCCTAAACTTAATTTAAGTTGACCTAATAAAGGATTTGGAGTAGTTGATTGCGTTGTTATGGTAAACTTGTTATAACGTGTTTTGTAGGTGCTTGTATCCGATTGAATACATACATATTCTACATTGGTCTGTTTATTAACAAACCTAAATAAATAAGTAGGTGCATTAATCGTTGTCTTTTCAGTTAACGTAAGCACTACTATGTTGGCGGTATTTTCTTGTAATAATATCATATGTTTAAAAAAAGGGGTGTCAATCTCTCAACACCCCTCCCCATTTATGAAAACAACACTTTATGCTATCAAGGCAGCTATTGCACTTGAATTAATTTTAAGAACATCAAGTTTTTCCTCGCCTGTCAAAGTGATTACATAACCACTCATGTCGGCACTTGCAGTTCCTGTAGCGTATCCACCCTCTGCAATTTGTAATCCTCTTGAAGTTCCAAATAACCAATACTCACCATTCTCATCTAATACAATAGCAGCAACTGTCTGAGCAGCTAAAGCCATCATTTCGTTTCTTTTGGTAATATCGTACTTTGGTAAGTTCATTGTGATGTTCTGAGCGTAGAAACGACCTCCTACTGCTCTATCCCCACTTGGTACAGAAGTCGCTGAACCGCCACCCATTGGTACTTCATAGGCATAAAACTTTTTGCCACCCACCATAGTGATGGTAGCAATGCCTGAAGATACCGCAGGAGTTCCTATTCCGCTTAACTCTGCCAAATAGATTTTGGATATACCGCCCTTAGAAGAGCGGCAATCCAAACTAAATCCTGTGCTTAATATACAACTCATATTATTGTAAAATTAAAAGGTTAAACTAATTTAAAGGTAACTAACTCATCACCGAAACGTATTTGAGTTCCTAATTTAGCAATCAAACGAGCTATGATAGTATTATCTTTTCTTTCGTAGAATACATCAAGACTTTCATACTCATTCGGTGCATCTGTACCAATAACATAGTTTGATTTTCTTGTTAAGTGTATTCTGTTTGTACCTGTTAAACCATGTAAAGCAGTTACTCTTAATCCAAATGATGGTATAATTATAGAACCTGTCGCATAAGGACTAGCTTCTTCTGTTGCACCATAGTGGAAATTGTTTAGAGTAAAATACGCTTGTAATAATTTTCTGAAAGTATCCCATCCACAAACGAACTCCAAATCAGTTTGACCTGCTAAAGCGTTAGGGATTAAATTAACCATTCCGTTGAAGATACCTATTACGTTTCCTGTGGTAATTCCTGTTCCTGTTGAGATTGAAGTTGGGTTACCATTGATTGGACTTGCAGCATCGATGATTTGGTTAAAACCAATTACACCACTTGCACCACCTGTAACACCTTGCCACAATAACACCTCAACTGCTGCTGCTACCTTAGCAGTATAGTACTCAGCGAACGCAGCCTCAATCGGCATGTTTTCGTAAGTTGAACCTTGTGGTAAAAATTGCTGAGTGTAAAAAGTTTCTAAGTCTGATGGACAAAAAGTCTTTTGGTCATAAAAAGGATATACTTGAATTTCTTTTTTGTCGAAAATCACATCACCTGATGAAGTTAAACCGCATCCTGATTTAGCTCTCAAGGTCACGTCTACATCCATGTAGTTGATTTGCTCTTTGAATTTAATACCTGATTGAACTTGACCGCTCAAGTACTGAGAAGTTGCGTTGCTAAATACCGCTTTAGTAAATAGTTCTAAGTTTGTTTGGTCAACATACGCAGTTAAATTGTCTGTGTCGAAACCAAATTTTAATTTTAAATTTGCCATTTGTTTATTTATTTTATTTTTGTTTGTTCGTATTTGAATTGTGAAGTTAATCCATCTAAGTAAGACTTAGGTTTAGATTGAGTATTGAATGAATGTTGAGTAGGTTCAGCTACTAAGGTCTTAACTAATTCCAAAACATCTTCAGTTAATTTGTTAGACTCTTTAATTTGTGCGCTAAATTTCTCTTCTACTTTGTTGATTGATTTCTCAAAGTTTGATTTCAACTCAGCATTTTCAGTTTCCAATTTAGTAACCATTTCAGTTAATTTTTGAATAGCCATTTCTTGTTCTGTCATTGGTTTTGCAACCGCAACAACTTGACCACCCTCAATGCTAATCACAGTCCCATCTTCAAAGGTATGTTCGCCATCAGGTGCAGCACTACCATCTTCTAATAGTACAATAGTACCCTCAGCAAGTTCGCCCTCGTACATTACTTTAGTTCCATCGGTCAACATAGCCTCAGCCATTTTAACTTCTTCTTCCTCTTTTTTCTCTTCGACTTTTACATCTTCTGAGAATAGAGATTTTGCTTTTGCTACCAACTCATCGAGTTTACTTGTAGCTACTTTTTTATCTGTCATATTTATTATTGTTTGAAATTCTTTTAAAAATGTTTGTTCACTAAACTCTTCTTTAGTTGCAAAGTTGCCCTCAATTGAAAACCCTTTTACTATCCCCGTTTTAACATAGTCGTTCCACACTTGCTCATTGTTTACTTTAACAAATGCGAATAAGCTACCATTCGGCAACTCTTCAAATCCTATCGGGGTGTTTACTCCTAATTCAGTATTGATGATAAAGAATTGTTGGATATGCATATCTGCCAACTCTTTCTTTGCATCGTGTTCAAAATTAAAGGCAGTTAGTTTATTGTTCAATACCATTCTATCGGCTAATTGCTCAATAGTTTCACTACTAAATTTAACAAAGAACTCCTTGCCATTCATGTTACGATACATTGGAAAGTCAGCCACCATTAAAGCACCTGCTAATATTCTCTTATCTTCATTGTGTGTTTTGAACTCGTAAGACTTATGTTCTTTAAAAGTCATCCAATTGCGTTGTATAGCAGGGTTTTCTACCAATGCGGTTGCATCAATTCCTTGAGTTATATCCTCAAGCGTAAGTTCAATTATTGGTAGTTCCACATCTATTAAACAATTAACATTTTTTTTTATTGTTTTTTAAATATTTTTGATTATATTTGTAACGTAGTTCGGTAGGCATACTGACGTAAGCGAGTTGATTTCTCTCGGCTACATTCATTTTAAAAGAAATCACAAAAGAAAATATGACAATAGAAATATATAAAGACGTAGTAGGCTACGAAGGAATTTATCAAGTATCTAACTTAGGTAATGTAAAAAGATTTTATAAAAAAAATCAAAATGGTATAATTATAAAGCCAATAAATAATGGCAGAGGTTATTATCGTGTAGGATTATATAAAAATAAAAAACCAAAATATTGTTATATACACAGATTAATAGCTGAATGTTTTATAAATAATATAAATAACTACAAGACTGTTAATCATATTAATGGTATAAAAAACGATAATAGGTTAGAAAACTTAGAATGGTGTTCTTATGCTGATAATAATATTCATGCTTTACAAACGGGATTAAGGGTTCACCCAAGTGGAGATAATGATAAAAGAAGTAAAAAAATTATAAATATTGAAACGGGGGAAATATATCAATCATCATTAAGTTTATCAATAAAATTAGGAATGAATAGAAAAACATTGCAATATTGGTTATGTAACCCAAAAAATAATAAAAGTAATTATAGATATTTATAGTTTGATTTTTTAGATTATTGTACTATATTTGTAATGTTTTTAGAGATTGTTTTTCATAGTAGAAGTGCCTCTCATTTGGGAGGCATTTTTATATTATCGTACTTTGGCTGTATATTCCATCAACCTTTCTTAAACTACTTCTTATATCTGTTTCTGTTACAAAAACTTTAGTTGCAGGTTGTGATGTTGGTTCGTTTGTAGTTTGACTTCCACGAATATTGGGAGGCTGTACTGAACCACCGCCACCACCTGCTGAACCGCCTCCACCACTTGAACCTTTAGCACCGCCTATTGTAGTTGCTGCTACTTGTGCTATGCCTAAACCTGCTCTTATGTTTGCTAATGTTTTAAATGTTGTTTTAATAGCAGTACCACCATCGGGCAATAATGACCATGCAGGATTAGCATTGTAGGCTGAAACCTCTCTTTGACGATTGATTAATATTCCTGCTATTGCTGCACCTTTCTCAACTGCTAATGCTGCTATTGCAACTGCTTTATTTTTTCCTGCTAATTGACCTAATAAGTCTGCGGTCTGATTTGCTATCCCTAACTTAGCATCTTGAATAGATTGTGTTGCTGCTATTTCTGCATCTGCTAAATCTTTTATTCTTTCTTTTTCTTTTTCGTCTTTTTCTTTTTGGTCTTCTTTAGCTTTTTCGTCTTTCTCTTTTTTCTTTTCGGCTGCCTCTAATCTAAACTTTTCATTCAATGCGGCTGCATCCTTTTCAAAGTTTTCTCTAATTAGTTTCTGAGCATCTAAATCTCCCTTTAATAGTTCTTGTTTCTTTTCAGCCTCTTTTTGCAACTCCATCAATTCTAATTCAAATTGAGTTTTGCCTCTTAATCTTTTTGCCTCTTCTTCGTCTGCAACTATTTTTTTTAATTCCTCTTGATGTTTCTTTTCCTCTTCTGCCTTTTTATCGTTTGCCTCTTTTTTCTTTTTAGCAGCATCCTCACTTGCCTTTTTATCCTTTTCTGCACCATCTTTTATTCTTGTTGTTTCCTCAGCATCTAATACCCTTATGGCTTGTACCATTTCATTGTAGGCTTTTATTTCATCTTGAGTTGCACCCTTTTTAAACGCTGCTATTTTTAAAGTTTCTAAGTCATTAAATAATAGTTTTCTTTTAGCTAAGTATAACTCTCTTGCACTTGCACCATTAGCCTCCATCAACTCTATTTCGTCTTTCATTTGTTGACTTCTAACTGCCCTTTGTTTTGCTGCGGTTTCCTCTTGTCTTTCAGCCTCAGAACTTATGCCTACAAAGTCCATGACTGCATTTTTAACCTTAGTAAATAAATCGCCTAATACTGAAAGGTCAGGCAAGAACCCTAATACTACCTTTTTAATCTTATCAAAGTTTGCAATCAATAAACCAACTGCTGCAACTATTAAACCGATACCTAATGCTGCCCCTGCAATCCTCATTAACTTTAAAGCGCCTGTACTTGTACCAACTGCTGCTGCATATCGTGTTTGAACAAAGGTTAATACTTTTGTCTTAGCAGTATTCAAAGCCACCATAGCAGCACTATCTCCTTGTAAGGTAGCGTTTACTTGTTGTAGTCCATTTAATAAAGCGGTTGCCCCTTGTAACTTAACTAAGGTTTTCTGTAAATCTTCATTTTCAGAACCAAACAAAGCCATAGCACCCTGAGCCGCAGCAAATCCACCTACTATGCCCGTTGCCATATCTCCAAAACCTTTTAACACTACATCCGCCCCATCGGTTGCTAAAGCCTTAACACGATTGTTTACATCGATAATAGTATCGGATAATTTACCTGCCCTTGCAGTTGCCTCATCAAATGCTTTACCCGTTAAACTGCCACTTGCTAATTCATTCTTTAACTCCCTTAATTCCTGTTTGAGTGTTTTTGTTTTTTCGGCTGCTTTGCCTACGGAGTCCCCTCCCTTTATATCTACCGTTAATTGTACATTCTTTGCCATTATCTTATTTTAATTATAATTCCACCATCCATTAAATATTCATGTGTATTATTGCCTGAAAATTCTTCAAATAAAGTACCATCAAAATTATTGATTATTACTTTGTGTGATGTATTTATGTGTTTAACAATATACAATTTGCCCGTGTTCAAATCAGGGTCAGGCATTGTAATAGTTAAGTTTCCTGCGGTTGTATCAGCGAATAAATAAATTGGACTACCCTCACCACCTGTAAGTATTAAATCAGTTGAAGTAGTTAAGTATCTATATTGTAACATTACTAAGTTGTCCTTATCGGGAGGCAAATATGTAATACCACCACCTGTTAATACATTTGACCTTAACACTAAATCCCCTCCTTTTACTCTATCATTAAGGTTGCCCGTTTCATGATACAAATCAGGATTAGTTCCCCATGCACCTGACCCTCTGCCACCTCTTGTTGTTCCGTTTGATTTAGCAACCGCATCAATAGGGGTTAATTTTAAAAAAGTACACTTAGTGGTTTCTTTGCCATTGTAGTCACTCATTTCATACAATCGATAGTGATTACCATCTATTTCATAAATCGGTCTTAAACTTAAATTGTGAACATCAAACGGGGTTAAGTTGACATAGCACTCTAGCATCTTACTATTTTTATTATTAACTTCTTCTAATCCTCTTTTGTGAAACTTATTATAAAGTCCTTGATTAGATACTACTACTTGTCCGTTTTCATTTGTGTAAAATACTTCCTGAGGAGTTGCAAAACATAAATCATTATTTGGGTCAGTTGTATTGTCAAATGTTGAAAGGCTTGGATAAGTTAATCGGGTTGTTCTATTCGTGCCTATTCCATCATCTCCAAAGTCCCAAGCATCACCCGTTAATAATCCATTATAGTACATTATCTTAGGCTTACTCTTATCGTTCCTTACACCTTTATTTTCTTCGTCTTTTAAATCAGTTGCTAAAGGTCTATATTGTCCTTGTTTCGGGTCTGAGTTCTTAGCCACTACCATAAGACTAAAAGGTATTTTAACTTCTTTAGTCCCTTGTAAGAAATCGTTTTGAACATCTACATTAACATCTCCAAAGACTCTGCCATTTCTTTGATTGTAAAGGTTGTTATAATAGTCCTTATCTAAATCGTAAGTGAAGTTAAAAAACTTTTCTTTCGCCCCTCCGATTGGTTTAATTGTAAACTCTTTATTGTAATCTATTTTGTAAGTCCAATCAATTATTTCTGAGGTATAGTAGTTATCTCTCGGTTCAATCAAGTATGTAAGGTAGCCTCCTGAGTTCGGGTCGTTTGCTCTAAAGTAATAAGGTTCAATGTACATATTAAACATCTTAACTAATCCCATAACGAAATCCTTTTGAGTCATTTCAGAACTTAGTAAACTATTGACATTGATAGTATCTCCTAATCCGTAATCCTTAGTTAAAAATATATCAAATCTTGAACTATCTATTGAAACCTCAGTACCTCCTGCTTGGTTTTTTACTACCCATTTATAATTAGTACCACTTGTTAATAGTTGTCCTATCTTTTCGTTTTGTACGTTTATTTGTATTGAGGCATTGTTTGCTAAGCTACTTGTTAAAACGTGTTGATGTGTTATAACCCCTGCAATAACATTACTTGATGTTACTAATAATACACTAAATAAAAACACACTACCACTTGGTAAAGTACTACCACTTACATTCTTTAAAACAGGGTTTAAGTTTAATACTATGTCATAGTCTGCAGTTACATCTACATTTAAAATACCCGTTGTATCGTCATATTGACTTAATCCATCTTGTTCTACTACATCAAATATAATATCATTGTTTGTGTATAAATTAAAGGTACTACCACTAGTAGTAAAAGGGAATAACCCACTTGTTGTAATTGAATAAGCACAAAGACTATTTGATATTTCAGTATCAGTTCTTACCATGCCATTGCTATTACCTTTATAAACTAACTTCTTAAAGGTATCAGTATTAATAAAGTCTGAGTAATATCTAAAATCAGCCTCTTCCCAAATCTTATCCCATAAAGTCTTTACAAAAAACCAAAGGTCATAATCCGATACTTTCCAATAATCTGCTATTTGAATAGTGTTTACTATTACATCTGTTTGCCTCCCGTTCTTTACTTGAGGATAAACATATCCACTTGCATTAGTCCAACTTGATGCTATTTGTGATTGAGTATAAACATGGTCAAGTGCTGACAAATCCAAATCGGACATCTTCCTACCCTCAATACTTTTAAAGAAGTCAGCGTTCTCTCCGTAGATAATTAGTTCATATTCGATTAACTCTTTAGTCTTATTAATATTTACTAATTGACAATAACCCGTAATAACAGGTAATGAGTCTTCATAGTATGTTGCCTTTACTTTTTTAGTTGGATTGTAAAACGGGTCAAACTGAACATTACTTGATATAAACATTGAGGCATCAAAGTACCCGCTAAATACTTGATTGTTTACTCTACTACTTGGCAGGATAATTGACTTGGTAAAATGCGACTTCCTTTGGTTAGGGTCTTGAACATCGTAAACGGATTTCGTAACGGGTACTAAATCCTCATCCATCAATTCAATCTGATACTCTCCTATTTCTAATATTCTATCCATTAAAATCTTTGTCTATAAGATGCGTTGGTGAATTGAACATCTATCTCTTCAATGAACATTCCATCTTTGCGGGTGTCCTTATTAGTGTACGAACTTGTACTTATCTTAATAGGATAAAGTTTGCCATTCTGAAAGATAAACGCTAAAGGGGATTTAATCATCTCAGCAATCCATTGACTCTCTATCGTGCTAATATAGTCTGTTCTTAATTTGATTGTACTCTCTATTCGTGTATTGAACGCAGTATCGCCTGTTTCGTAACTTGAACGGACAAAACTATTACTTACTACTGCACCACCTTGCTTAAGGTAGAAGTCTTTTGTAACTTGATATGACTTATCGTTTGCAAAGTTAAAATTATAAGCATCAAACCTACCTACTTTGTTTAACCAAAATATTCTTACAGGTGTGTACTTGTAACAATCTCTATCTATTTGAAAAGTCACTAACTCACTCTGAGCAGTGTTAGCAGCGTTCAATGCTTGTATGGTGTACTTATCTACTGCATCGGTTATTATCGGTTGTGTGCCACTTGCTAAGGTCTGAGAGTTTAAACTTGCAGTCCCTACTTGACAACTTAAAAACATTTCACTTGTTGTTGAGGTATTGGCAAATGAATTTGTAATTACATAAGTGCCGATTAAAGAACCACCAAACCCATAAGTTTTAATCTCTAACTTACTAAATGATGTTGATAGTTTATCTTGCATCATACCTAATTCAAAGAAATCATTTGAACCTATCCTGATTGAACCACCTCGCAACCCTGTTAAAAAATACTTATTTGCAAAGGCATCTATTACATAGTCACGAATATAATCAGTCTTAAATGTATCTTCATACTCAAATGCAGTATTGACCGCTATTAAGGTATTACTATTGCTTGGACTTCCACTAGCTACATTGGTGTTAGTTGTTCCGGACAACTCAGCAAACTGAATATAGAACTCTTTAAAAACATTAGCTGCCTTATAGATGCCTGTGGTGTTGTTTACTATTCCTGTGATGTCATAGCTAACTTGGTTCTGAATAGTACGCTGTGCATCAAAGTGCGCCTTATCTCCATAGATTGATTTAGGTTTAACGTACTGAGCTATTGCACTACCCGATACAATAGGTTTAATCTGATAACTAAATATCGGTTGCGTATTATTTGTATCAACTAAGAAGTCAATATGATTAAATGCCGATACTAAACCGCTCGGTTGTTGATTGATTGTAATTGCCACAACTATAAAACAAAGTTAATAATGTTTTATTGCTACTCAATAGTTAAGGTCAAATTAATATCCTCCCCTAAAACCTCCTCAAGTCTTGCAGCTAAGTCGTTAAAGGCTGCCTCATTAAATGTTGGTTTCCAAAATGGTTTCTGTTTGATACCTTTTTGTTTAATAGCATAAGCCATACCTATTGCTGCCTTTTCTTTTTTAGGTATTGTTACCTTTTTGCCTCCACCACTTGGTACTATTCCATATCTCGGTATGTAATCTTCTAAATTCTTAATCATGTCCCTACTTGGAAACGGAGTCTTGAATGAAAACACTCCACTATTTTGAACTCTGTTTTTTAAACCTTTAACACCCTCGTCTATAAATATGTAATAATCGTTAGCAGTAAAACCTATGCCAATATTTAATCCCTCAACTTTTAATTCGGTGGTTTGTATTGATTGATTTAAAGGACTTGTATAAGGTATAGCCTGAGACTTCAATAAGTCCTTAGCGTTGTCTATTCTACCTTGTGACCATTCAGCAAGTACTTCTGCAATTTTCTCTGTTATTTCTGCACTCATTTTATATCCGTTTTAAATATATCAACATCTTTCAAGTATGCCATGTGATTAAGGAACTCAAATATAGGTGTCTTAAATATTTCATTCCTTTTTTCAAAGCCTACCATTTTTATTATTACATCGTACCAACCCCATTTTAGGCTAAACCAAGTACTAACTCCTCCTCCTGAAAATAGCTTGGCATATCGTGATGAAATTTCAGCATAACAGCGCAAAAAAAAACTGCAATCGGATAAGCAACCTCAATACTTAAATCGTTTTGAAACTCATTTGCCCTATCCATTATATCCCTTTCATCTGTGCATAAGGTTGCTAATATCAAATGTACATTCTCAATTATCTTATCGGGGTCTTGTGTTAAAGTACCCATGCTTACCCATTGCTCAACATTCCAATGATGTACTTGTTGAGTAACCTTGTAAACCTTACCATTCAATTCAAACTCTTTTACCCACTCATTGTCTTTCATCTCAGCATCGATTAAGAATTGATATTTAGCCAATCGTTTATCAAAGTCTTTAACGAGCCATTGACTTGATAAGGTCTTAGGTACACCCTCAAATATGTCAAGTATAGCCATGCCTACTTCATAAGCGTTACCATCAAAGTGTTTAAATGCTGATTGTAGTTTTTGGAATTGTAGTATTGTTACGTCTTTAAATGTCATCTATTATAAAACAAATTTAATTAATGTTTATTGCTTAGCTTTTTTAATTAGCAAACAAAACTGAAACCCTAATAATACTATGTTGATGTTTAAAAAATATAATAACGAATTAATTGAAAATCTAAAATACATAACACTCCATAAACTTAATACATAGTTTATCATTAAAGTGACTTTTGGTTTTTTATATTTAATTATTCTCATTACCTTAAATGATACTTGCCATAGTTAGGACTTACTATCACATGACTAAGGATATAACGTACGCTGTCACATAAATGGTTTTGAAAGTCTATTGGTTCGTTTAATATAGTTCCGTTTCTATCCGTTTTCCAAACATAACCCCTAAACTCTTTAATTAAGTTAGTTGACCGCTTAGTAATATGTATTCTTTCAAGTGCTTGTATCTTTTGTATGCCATTTATTATTGAGTCCTTACCCTTAACACATGGTGTTGCATTTATTCCGTATGACCTTAAATCTGCTATTGATTTCGGTTCGGCTGAGTCACATACTACTAACCCACCATAAGGCTTTAAAATGTCTGCTATTGCTTTATTACTTAATTCTTTTTGATAGGCTATTTCATCTAAGATAAATTCATTGTTCCATTTATAAACCATTACTATTGCAGTTGGGTCATTCGAATAACCGAAATCGCAGCCAATCCCGATATACTTAGCCTCTTGAGGAACATTGTCTATTTGATGCCAATTAGTGAAGATAGTACCTTGTACTTGACCTATCTCGCCTAATCCGTAAACCCTATACCAATTATCCCAATAGTCCGATGTCTTTGCCTTTTCTTTTGCACGTTCAATAAAGTCTATTGCAGTTTTTGGGGCAGCCTCATTATCTTTGTATGTTAGTGTAATGTAATCAACATTTGTATCATTCATTAATTCAGCATGAAACCAAAACTCTCGGGTAGGATTCCAATCTAAAAATACTGATTGTTTAGTCCTCATTGCTAATTCTGTATAAGCATGGAAACTTACATTATTACACTCATTAATATAAAGCCTATCACGTCTTGCACCCCTTAACTTACTATCGATGTCAGCACTAAAAAATTCAATATAAGAACCATTTGCAAATGTGTACTTAAAGTCAGTAGCGTTCCATCTATTTTCAAACCATCTACCTGTTGACATCATAATCTTTTTAAAGTCTTTTATTGCCCCTCTCTTTAAATGAGGTATCGATTCAGCAACAATACTTATTTCTGTATTAGGGTGCTTTGTTGCATAGTCTATTTCAATAGGTATTATACCAAATGTCTTACCCGCACTTGAACCGCCTTGCACTCCTTTTATAAACTTATCAAGTTTAAGTAATTTATTTATTGAGGTAGTCCGTACAAACATATTGCTTTATTTTTTGCCTCTTCAAATGTGTTAAACCTTTTACCAAATTTATAAACTCGATATTGATTTCTTATTTTATCGTGATACACATAAGGACACTTTGACTTATATTCTTTATCTGTATTCCTAAATGTTAAATTTTCGGAATTAGTACAATATCTTAAATTCTCTATTCTATTGTCTTTCTTTTGTCCATTAATATGGTCAACATATAAATTACTTTTACCTATAAATTCTTGAGCTACTAATCTGTGAACATAATATGATTTTGATATACCATTTTCATCTACTAAAGAAATTCTACTATAACCTTTGTCATGTGTTCCTATCTTTATCTTTTCTTTTATTGTTCGGGTTCTGCCATCACTTCTTAAAATAACTCTTTGAACTGACTTTACATAGCCTTTATTAGATACTAAGTATAAACCCTCATACCCTTTTATCTCTTTAAATATTTCCATAGTGCGAATATACTATAAACATTCCACTTATCCAAAAGTTATTTATCGGGGAATAAAGGTTGTTCAATATTTGTTTGTTCTACCTTAGATATTAATCCTAATTTTTTAGCTATTAAGTTAGCGTTAAATAAGCCTACACTTGCACCTTTGTAGTTTTGAACAAAACAATGTTTGCGTATGTGCGTAATGATAGTGGAAAATTCAGAATAATTATTATCTTTATTTGATGCGTAATCCCCTAAATCTTGTATTATATCTCTATCTGCTAAGTAACATTCAAACCCCTCAAATGTTATAGGCACTTGTAAAGGGGTGTTTACCATTTCCCCATCCTTACCTACATATTCAACTTTGTACATTGGGTTTGTTGCCTCATGCTTTACATACTCTAAGAATAGTTCTTTTAGTTTGTCGGGACTTTCTATGTATTTTTTATTACCCATTACGATTTAATTATTATTTGAATACCTTTGTCTTGTTCTTGTTCTACTATTATACAATGATGTTCATTATATTTATCTTTTTTTACATTTACTTCTAATTCAGTTAAGTCTATGTAGATTAGTCTTTCCTTACCTTTAGATAATAGTATTGAATATAGTTTATCCATTAGTTTAATTCAAATCTAAGTTTATTGTTTTCAATCCTTGTTAATAGTTCCTCATTACTTACTGACTTCATTATTCTATCAATAGTAGCATCGTCATTGTTTACCCACATTGTTTTATTTTCTGTTTCAGTTAAGGTGTATAATCTTGGATGTGTTAATGTCGGAGGCTTACCTACTTCGCTTAATCCCCACCCTATAACTATATCATCTTTTTTATAATATGAAGTCATTACTGCCATTGTAGAAAAGTCCTCAGCGTTTCCTTTGCGTGGCATCAATTCATAACCTTGCGTCTTAATGTATTCGGTAAATGTCATATCTTTTTCCATCCGTATTTATTAAGTTGTTCGGTTAATCAGAATGGCAGTTCATCATTTGTCAAGTTTTCTGCATCGCTTACTTGACTTCTTGTATCAGTTCCTTTTACATAGGTATCGATTTCAAGATAGTGAGTAGGCTTACCCTCTACTATTGTTTGTTTTTTCTTTAGGTTGCAATTAACCCACTCTTTACCCTCCATAGCTTTGTTCAATGCTTGTAGGTCTGATTTTGAAAAACTAATTTTAAGCATCTTGCCGAACTTAGTTTCAATCGTTTTAGCGTTTCCGCAGTAAATTTTTTCTGTCATTTTGTTGTTTTTATATTTTGATGTGGTTCGTTATCCGTAACCTGTTTGGGTTTCTCTTTTGGTTTCTTTTTGCTTATTTCAATGTTAATGTAAAACATTACTTCATAGTTAGTTCTTGATTTGTTATTGAAAAATATAGATTTTGGGCTTGATGAACAAATTGAATTCTATCAGATAAATAGACTGAGCCTATTGAACAATACCAAAATTTGTTATATCTACAATAAAATTCTATGCCACCAAACATTATACACCAATCTAAATTGTTTACTTTTTTACCACCCATTTTTAATAACCATTCCTCTGTTAGTGGTATTGGGTTGATTGAGTTTATCGTTGGTTCGATATAATTCTCTTTTATAGACTCCACTACAACACTTGACATAGTAATTTCTTTTACTCTACATGGATGTAAATTATTGTTAATACAAATGTAATTGTCTAATCTTAATTCTTTAAAGTTTATATTGTTATTCATAGTTGCAAATATAATATTTAATTTTTATTTAACAAAGTATTTATAATTTGGCATCTTAATTCGTAACTCTTTTGCATCGTGTAGTCTTTCGCATAGTCTTGCAACCCTAAAGCGTATTCGTTTCGTTGATGCTCACTTATTATAAGTAACTCAATAGCCTTACGCCATTCTTTCGCACCATTGACTCTTATACCCTGATAAGGTTTAACATCGCTATAAGTTCCTCCGTTGGTTATGATTGGTATTGCTGAGGCTGCACTCTCAAGTAGTTTAAGATTAGATTTGCACGAGGTGTATAGGTCATCATAACTTGGTAGCAATGCAAAGTCTATTAAAGCATACATATCCATATAATCATCTACACTTACTGCCTCTAATACTTTTACTTGATGTTGCCAATTACCTGACCATATTCGTTGCAGGTGTTCCCAATACTCAGGGACATAACCACTCGCCCCACCTAATACTCTACTTGCCTTGTACTTATGAAATAAAGGAATAGCTAATAGTCTATGGTCTAAGTGATGACTAAGTGTTCCTATCCACCCAAATGATAACTCATGTTCAACTTGTGTGCCTCCTGTGGTTATTGCATTGTGAACTAAAATAGATTGAATATTAAATTGTCTGTATAGTTCATCTCTTAACTTCTTTGATGCAGTTGTAACGATGTCTGCGTTTTTCAGGTGTGCAATTATGTTTGATGTTATTTCTAACTCATTCGGTTGTCTGTTTGAATGCCACAATGGTCTCTCTACCCAATCATCTATATCTACCCATACCTTTGAACCTTTAATTTGAAGTTCTTTTATTGATTGTAACGATTGATGTATGCCTCTAACATTGTAAACTATTATATCTTCAGGTTCGGTTACTTGAGCCACAAAGTCCGTTTTAAAGTATTGAAAAGGATTGAATAGTCTGTGATAGTTTACGCCTTGCGATTGACCTAATATTATTTTCATAGATTTATAATATGTTTTTTTGCTAATCTTAAAGGATAGGCCAAATCCAATGGGAAACCTTTAAACCTTATAAACACAACTTTGCCACACATACCAACTTGATGAACTACTCCAACCTTACCTATATTAACTTCCATTTCTTTAGTGTGTGTGTAATGTCTTTTTTTATTAGGCCTATAATAAAAGCCTTTTATTTTTTTACCTATTAAATCTTTTGTTCTCATTATTCAAAAATATATTTAATCATTAATACAACCATAAATACATACGCTATACAACAAGTATAACCTAAAGAATATCCTAATATTTTTTTAATATACTTCATAAGTGTTTTATCATTTTAATGTATGCAGGAATTTGAGTCATCAATATTGTTAAAAATATTTGAACATCTTCTCCTTTTATAATTTTAGTTAAACTATATGGTATTGTCCATAATGTTAAAAAAAATATTAGTATAGCTATTATTTGATTAGTATACTTCATATGTATTTTGGTCTATTCTTTTATTCTCTACTCTATAATTACCATTCTCTTGAACTATCACTCTCGCAAATCCTAAGTTATGTTTGCAGTTGAACGGGTCATAGTTAGGTGCTAAGGTGCATAAACAAGCTACTGAATAAGTTGTATTCAAGTCGCCTTGCAAATTACTCTCACTATGTTCAGAAGTTGTATGACAATGACCGATAAGCATTGAACCTTTAATCTTATTATACACTCCCTTAGCAGGGTTAACAGGACTAAAGAACCCCTTAATAATCATGTGACCATGTGTCACGGGTAGCTTACCTATCATTAAAACACTTGTTTGTGGTATCCAAACTATCCCTTTCTCTCTTAGCTTAAGTCTTGCACTCAAAGTATAGTATTGGTCATTAAATAAAACGGGTGCTTTTTTCATTAAGTATCTCATGTACCAATTATCATGGTTACCCTCTACAAAGTAGATAGGACATTTAAACTCTTCAAGCAACATATCTAAAAAGTCCTCAGTCATTTGAAACCAATCCCTAACATCTGAACTATTAGGTGGTGGTGCATCGTGATTAGTAAATGGTTCGTTGTCTAATAAGTCCCCATTAATAACTATGCAATTAATCTTATTAGTCTTACCATATTCTAAAGCCTTACCTAATGCCTTAACATCGTGGTTAGGGAAATGTATGTCACTAATTATTAAAATATTGTTACACTCTTTCGGTAAGTCTATAAAGTTTCTTTTTTCGCCTTTAGATTGTGGTAAGTTAAATTGAGTTTCAATATCAGGCTTATGGTCTACTACTTTATATTTTAATCTACTTTCACCCTGTGCGCCTGTTACCTTTCGAACTATTGAGCGTGTGTTTTCGTAGTCACTAAAATAAGTTGGATAAGTTTCTAACAAATAAGTTACTATTGCGTTCTTACTTAATTTTGGAAACTCAATCAATGCTTTAATTGCTATATCTTGTTTTTTCATAATTTTAAATTAAATGTCAATAAGGGACTCGAACTCTTATTCCAATCTTGTTGGGTGTTACCATTTACACTAATTGACATCGTTAATACAAAAGTACTATTTTATTTTAAAAATCAAAATAGTTTTTTTAAACCAATGTGCTTTATCCTCAATTACTGACCTTGCATCTTCGGTTTCCTTTTCCATTAATTCAAACCCCCTCTTTTCAAACTCAGGTATTATCTCATGGTTATCTAAGCAATTGACATGACCAAATCCCTCCTGACCTCTTACTGCCCATGAAGTTATTAAATACTTTTCAGCGTGTTTAGTAATGTTATCCAAATAAGTAGCCATGTGTTCTTTATGTATGTGTTCTCCCACTTCTAAACTAATTGCAGTATTGCATGGGAAATTATCTATTAAAAAACTCTTTGTCAAGTCTTGTTCTATCATATTAGTATAAACTGCTTGTTTAGGCTTATTACCCTCTACTCCTAATACATCAACCCAATTACCAAAAAAGTCTTTTATATCTTTACAATAGTTGCCTAAACCACAACCAAAGTCTATTATACTTGTTTGCCCTCTATCACCTAAAAACTTAATAATCCACTCACTTAACTTCTCTGAGTGTACATGGTGGTGGTGTGCAGTTTCGCCATTCCAATATCCTGTTTTTGATATTTCGCTCATAATCTGTTAATATAAATGAACCAACAATCGTTTTCAACTTTGTGAGGTGTTCCAAATACTTCGGTTACTGCTTGATTAACTCCCTCCCAAGCGGTGTAGTCATGCCCTGCCATTATTCCATTAGGTTTCATTTTAGGTAACCAACAATCAATATCTTTCATAACTGCCTCTTTGCTGTGTCCTGCATCTATGAACAGGCAGTCGACTGACTTATCCTCAAAGTATTTAGACGCCTCATGTGATAAGGAAACAATAGTTTTAATCTTATTGCCTATTTGTGCTATATTGTAAGTGTATGACTCTTCTATTTCTGAAATGCCCTCGTATGCTTTAACTTCATTTACATCGGTTGAATTAGTCGAACCCTCAAAACTATCTATTGCAAAGAAGTTTATATCCCTTTTTTGTTTGTGGATTTCAACTCCGATAAATGAAGTTGACTTACCCTTGTAGCAACCTAACTCTACGAATGTACCACCCTCAGGGGTTGCATCAAGTAGTTCTAAGTACTGAGTTTCCATGTTGAACCAACCCTCAATTAAGTGATAGTAATGTTCTATTTTTTTAAATCTTTTATTTGTCATAAGTTTCTTTGTAATATTGTTCAAATGATTTCCCACCTTCTTCCATAGAATATTGACCACCTTTCCAAAATTCAAAAATATGCTCTTTCTCCATTTGTTTAGCTACTTTAAATATAGCGTTCCATGTTAATTTATCCTTTGGCTCATTCCAAAGTTTTTCAAATAACCATTCTACTGCCGTTGTTTTTGTATTCATATTATTTTTGCTAATTGTAATGTGTTTTTATATTCCTCTCTAATTTTCCATTCCTCTTGTTCGTAATGGTAACCCCACCTCATTGCCTTATTCTCATCGCTTAACCTACTTGCATAACTCTTATACTTGTTCACTAATAAGTCAACATTTATAAACTTCATGTGTAGTAACTTAGGTCTTACACTTGAAAAAATAACATCGCCTATCGGTTCAGCGTGGTGGCAACCTGCACCATAGTTAATATCTTTGATGTACTTTTTATTAAAGCAAACTATCTTATCATATTGTTTAGCCTCAACTCCATGTCTAATATTACATACATCGTCTATATTATCAACATTGCACATATTATAACCCTTACTCTCAAATAAGGTTTGATTAGTATTTAAGTCCTCAGGAGTAATATCCAAGAACTCATCTGCATCACATACAATAACCCAATCAGTATCAGCGTGTTTCCATGCGTTGTTCTTAATCTTTAAGTAGGTACTATCACTTAGTTTGTTGCCCGTGTGATAAGGTATGTAAGTGAGGTTAGGGGTTGATAGGCAAATGTTCTTAGTGCCATCGGTACTCTCATTGTCATACACTACTATTCTGCAGTTAGGAAACCTATCACGATACCATTTTATGAAGTGTGGTAAGATAAACTCCTCATTGTATGTTATTACTATTATGGTCAAGTTCATAAGTCTAATGTTGATATTCTTTTATTGTCAATCCAAACACTTAATAAACGCTCAAGTATAAAGGTGTGAAAGGTATAGTAATCTAATCCCGTTCTTTCTTTTAATTGCTCAGGACTTAATCCACTTTGATACTTAGCATCCTTAAAAGATAACTCTGTGTACTTACTATCCATTAATTGAATAGCAGTCTTTAACACTTCAATATACTCTTTATATACCTTACCTTTAGCAATAAAAAAGTTTCCGTATATCGTGTGCTTAGGTTCTGCAACTACTAAATTTAACTCCTTGCAAATAACTTTAAATAATTTCATAAAACCTTTGTGATTTTTTTCTGTAAATTCTAAATATGGTTCAGGCAATGGCTGACAAATATTTATGATGTCGTATCTTTTAAAGTGTTTCTTAACCATTGCATTGTATAAGGTGTTCTTTGTATGCCCTGTTTTGTAATTAAACTTCCAACTAAACACTCCGTAATACTTATCGTCTGAGAAAGACTTTGATAACTCAATCATAGGGTTATACTCGAATAAGTAAGATTGTTGCTCTACTGAGTTAATATGGCTATTGTCATACTCTTTTTTAAAGTAATGGTGCTGACCTTTATCATATACGATTGATGTAACTTCTACATCTATTAAATCTATTGGTGTGAAGTCTATTGTTTTCATATCTTGTTCTTAAAATAATCTTTTAAAT